GTCTTTACACATTTTAGGTTTGAACAAAAGAGCGTGGAATTTCTTTAATAATTTTGATATGAAAACCATTGCTGATTTGATGACTTATACAAGGGTGGATTTACAGATATTCAAAGGAGTCGGAACAACAACTCTAAGGGAGATTGAAAATTCATTGTCTAAATTAGGTTTGACTTTACCTAATAGCGTAATTCCGGTAGAGGCGGAATAATGAAACACGACATACCGGAACAAGTATCACAAGCGTTTAAAGAATGTGGTGTAAGTTCGTCAGATGCCCTATGGGACTGTCACGGCACTTGGGTTATAAAACATAAAGCCCTTGAGAAAATAGCAGCGTATAAGGGAGTAGTGTTCGACTCACCAGTGATAATAGAATCAGAAAGCAAAGATAGAATTGTGGCTATGTTGGTTACTGGTAATTTAGATTCTGTTAAAGAATGGTCAATCGGTGAGTCTTCTCCGAGCAATACTACGAATAAATATCCGTATGCTATGGCAGAGAAGAGGGGAAAAGATAGGGTTATATTAAAACTTCTTGGTTTACACGGTGATTTTTATTCAGAAGAGGAGGCTGATGATTTTAAAGAAAATTTAAAAAAACAGCCAAAAATTGAAAATGAACTGTATAATAAAACACCAACACAACAGCGTAATGAAGAGATTAAATACGCTTTTGGTGAAATAGAGAAATCTAAAGAATCAGGTAATATGAAAAGAGCGAATGATGCTTGGGACTGGGCAGAAAAAAATGACTACAAACAAGTTCAAGATAAATATGTTTCTTTGTTCGGATTTAGAAATTAGCGGGGAGTGACTTCCGTTGTGCTAATCGGTGGCGTTATCATATAGCCTTTTTCAAGGTCGTATCTCCCCGTCATCGTTAGGTTAAGAGGAAAAGTCCGACTGGTTGCCGTAAGTAACTACTAATTCAACTAAACAAACAGGAGAAAAAATGCCATTCGATAAAACTAACACAGCAATCATTTTTGTAGATAACGGATTGTTCTGTGCAAAGGCAGTTAAAGAGAAAAAAGAAAATGGAAACCCGCCAGTGATTAAAGCCAGTCTAAATATAGATGGCGTTGAAAAAGAAGTGGCTTTTTGGTTTTCGACAAACAGAGAAACTGGTCATTACAATCTAACAAAATCAGGAAATAAAATGTTGACTGGTCAAATTAAAGACCCTCGTATTAAGACGGAGGAACAAGGTCAAACACCAGTAGCACCAACGACTAGCGGTGAATTTGACGATGATATACCTTTCTAAAAAAACCAAAAAATAAGTTATAATAAAACAAAGGAGATACAAATTGAAAACCAGTTATTTTGGGAAATATTCCAAGTTAGACAGTAGATGCTGTATCAGTATTTCACAAGGTCAGCCTAAGTGGATTGAATCAATTAAAACATTTAAAAAGTTAGCCCCAACGTGGGCTATGGTCAAGATGGAAGACGAGAAAGACTACGTTTCAGCATTTAACAAACACTTATCCAAACTAGACCCAAACGCTGTGTATGAGGAATTACAGAGTCTTGTACCACAGGGAGAAGAGGCGATAATAATGTGCTTTGAAAAACCTTCTGATTTTTGTCATAGGCACATAGTAGCAAAGTGGTTTGAAAACAATCTAGGAATAAAGATAAAGGAATTTGATAACGAGGAAGGTAAGAGAGATAATTACCGAATCAACAATCCTTTAGTTGTAGAAAAAACAGAACTCTACTTATTTTAGTATGAGATTTGTCGGCAGAATTCCCGCCCAAGTTCGAAACCTGCTTTACAACGAGTTAAAACATCTCAAGGGTGAAAAGATACAAATTATCGCTAGTGGTAGTTTTACACTAGAGCAAGTTTTACAAGACGTTACAGAAGACATTTATAGTAATGATGTTGCCTTGTTATCAGTAGCCTTTGGTGACTTTTTAACAGGCAGTGATAGAGAGTTGAAAATCACGAATACGGATTTATTGCCTTTAGAGAAATACCTTAATCAATCGGCTTTAGATAACGCCGGTATCGTATTGACAGCCTATGCCATAGGTGAGTTTGCCTTGAGAAATAACTTCACACATCTACGGAAGTTTAATTACATTATGGCAAATATTGACAAGGTGTTCACTGACAACAAGGAATATATAGCCGAGAGATTCAAAGGCGTAAAAATCAAAGAGTTATATGTTGAAGATGCTATTGACGTAATTGAGCGTACAGACGATAAAAAGATTGTGTCCTTCTTACCTACCTACACAGGGGGTTATGAGAAGTTATACGGATACCTTGATGGTGCTGTGGGATGGAAAGAGCCGTCTTATCAGATTATTGATGATGCTTTGTATATTGAATATAACCGCAAGATTCTTGAGCGTGATGGAATCGTTTACACAGACCGAGAAGTTGAAGAGTTGAAGGATTATGAACGTGCCTATATTGAATTGGGCGGGGGAATGAAACCTATACACATTTATTCATCTATGGATTTTAAAAAGCAGGTACACGTAAACCACGTAACCATAGAAGACCCTAAATTACCTTACTTGACTTATGATGACAAAGTAAAGCATAAGAGTAAAGTAATGATTATGCCTTTGAATCAAAAACAGTTTGAATATTATAGAAACGTGTTTATTGCTAAAGACAAGGTTAGGATTTTTGGTACTGGAGATGGTTTTTCAATCTTGGTAAACGGAAAGGTTTGCGGATTTATGAGTTTTAAGCCTTTACCTAGTGGTGACACAATGATGTTGTTAAGTGATTTTGCTATTGATGGTACTGGCTATGACAGGTTATCAAAGTTACCGATTATGATTGCTAGATGTTCCGATATAAGGGACATTTTGGAGATTAAGTACAAAAGACTTTTCAGGAAACTAATTACTAAGGTTTATACCAAAAAGCCTGTATCGATGAAATACAGAGGTGAATGGAAAAAGACCAAGAGAGATGAAGACGTAATAACTTACGAAACCGTGTTTGGTGAAAAAACATTAAAAGAGGAATGGAGATTATGGGTATCAAAACACTCAACGAAATAAAAAGACTTGGCAAATTTGCCATTGGCGAGATAAATGTAAAGGAAATTACCTTACTGAAAAAAAATGCTCGTTTTATGAAGAAGGAGTTATTTGATAGATTAGTCGAAAATGTAAAAAAAGACGGTGAATTATCATCCTTGCCATTTTGTTACTATGACAGGGAAAAAGACACAATGACAGTCTTGTCAGGTAATCATAGAGTTCGTTCATTACTTGCTAATGGTATGGAGTCAGTGGTGATTATGTATAACATTGTGTCAATGACCGAAGATGAGAAGACAAGCCTTCAGTTGTCACACAACGCCATATCGGGAGAAGACGATACTCAAATTCTAAGGGAATTGTATGAGAGTATCCAAGACCTAGAGTTAAAGGTTTTATCAGGGCTAGATGATAGTTTCTTTACTGATATGGAAAACAAAACCGCTAGTTTGATTGAAAGTTTGGAAATTCCGACTGTCGAGGTAATGTTGTTCTTTACAGATGAAGTAGTTGACAAGTTTAGTGAGATATTATCTAATGATAAAGTTAGTGAATATGTGTTTATGGGTAAGAAGGAAAACTACCGAAAATATTTAGAGTTGGCAGAAGTCATTAAAAAGAATTATAATATCCTTAATGGGGCATTGATTTTCGAAGTTCTGTGTGATATTTATCAGAGGTATGTTGACACAGAGAATAACGGTTTTGACGGTTCAATACCAATAGAAGGTCATTGCGTGTTTCAAGTGGGTGGTACTAAATCTCTAGTAAGTGAGAAGAGTGCTACAAAATTGAGGCGTTATATAAAAGATGCCGGTGGCATTGATGAATTCATTGATGTAGCAGGTTCATTATTTGGGACAGATAAATGAGCAAAGATAAAGAAGACGAATTTTTTACAACACAAGAAGAAGAAGCATTAAGTCAAAAACAGAAGAACTTTCTTTTGGCATTACGCAAACAATTAGGAAACGTATCAAGAGCGTGTAGAGTATCTCACACAGGAAGGTCAACGGTATATGATTGGGAAAAAGGTGTTCATAACAAGGACACAATGGACATTTTTCGTACAAAAAAGAGAGAAGTGTACGATTCACTGAAAGATGATGTTGAATCAATCATCTATAAGAAGATATTTACAGACCACGATACAGCGACAACAATTTTCTTCGCTAAGACAAAAATGAAAGAGCGTGGATACGTTGAGCGACAAGAAATAGATTTAGATGCTGATATGAGTTTGGAAGTTCAATTCATTGAGTAGTGGAAAAACAACGTGGTCGCATAAAAATACCCAAACCATTTAAAGACTTATTTAAGCCAAAACGATATAAGGTTTATTATGGTGGGCGTGGTGCTGGTAAGTCTTGGTCTTTTGCCTATGCCCTATTGATTATATGTGCAAGAAAAAAAACCCGTGTATTGTGTACCCGTGAAGTTCAGTCATCAATGCGGGATTCAGTCCACAAGTTATTAAGTGGTTGTATAGACGAGTACGATTTACAAAAGTTTTTTAGAATAACAAGAGAGGGTATCTACGGAATCAATGGTTCAGAATTTATCTTTCACGGTCTAAAGCATGACCCTATGCAGATTAAGTCTTTGGAAGGCGTTGATATATGCTGGATAGAGGAGGCTCAAAAAATCAGTAACGAGTCTTGGGATATATTAGTTCCGACTATCCGTAAAGCAGGTTCAGAGATATGGGTGAGTTTTAATCCGAATTTAGAATCAGACCCTACTTATCAAAAATTTGTAACTAACCCTAGAAAAGATTGTTTTTTAAGAAAGGTTAATTATGATGAAAACCCATTCTTTAGTGATGAGTTAAGGGCAGAATTAGAATATATTAAAGATGTTGACTATGACGAGTATTTACATATTTGGGAAGGTGATTGTAAAACCTTCTCAGTGGCACAGATATTCAGACACAAATTTCATATCACAGATTTTGTTGCCCCTGAAGGCACTGTGTTTTATTATGGATTGGACTGGGGATTCTCACAAGACCCTACAGCAGTGTTAAGATGCTATGTTTATGATAATAACTTATATATTGATTATGAATCAGGAGGTAGGCAGGTAGAATTAGATAACACTTATAAGTTAATTGATTCCATACCGGAGGCAAAAAGATATACAATAAGGGCGGATTCTGCTAGACCAGAGAGTATCAGTTTTATAAGAAG